GAGAACTCATATGGGTGTAATTACTTAAAAAGAAAACCACAATTATAAATATAATATGATTCCCGTCAATCGCGATACCCTAATGATGATCGCCACCCTCGTGTGTGCTGCTGGTATCATCTTCCTATTTAAGGAGATGAACAAGACCAAGAAGGATATGGACAATTTCAAGAGTTTTTCAGAGCAGGTCGTCAAGCATCTCAAACCCCCACCCCAAGTGATTGAATCTGAACCTGAACCCGAAACATTAGAGGTCATCAAAGAGGAAAAAACCACTGAATAAACATATCCCTATATTATAACTTGCGAATGTGCAATGAAAAAGTACAAGGCTATCGCGATACCAGTCAGTTTTGTAGACGACAAACCAAAATTTTTAACAGTGAGGGACTATAGATCCAAGGATTGGATATTTGTGACGGGTGGGTGTAGGCGTAGGGAGATATTTTCACCTATTAGGTGTGCCCTTAGGGAATTGGAAGAGGAGACTAGGGGTGTTGTATCTCTAAAAAGTGGTGAGTATACAGAGTTTAAATTTGTAGTTAAAGAGAGTCCTAGTGTAGATTTGGAATATAATGTATTTGTATTTTATGTCAATTTCAATAAGACTGAGCAACAATCACAACTCAAAAAATTTTATGAAGAAAAGCAAAAGACAAATTTAAAGAAAATCCAAAATCAACCCATCAGGAAAACATATGATGAAAATGATTTTATGAGTTATGATACATTGGAAGAGTTCAACTCCAGAAAACAGTGGAAATTGATAGTAGATAATGTTATAAAAAATCCTCAATTTTATTCGTGTATAACTTCTTTGAATAGAAAAACATTTTCTATTAAATAATGAAGTCCAAGGCTTTTATTTTGAGGCAGATAGGTGAACTCCTAGAGAAGAATAGGGGTCTATGTGATGAAGAAATCGAGGAGTGGTTCAAGGAGAACGAGGATAAGACGGTGTATGAACTTTTGACAATCAAGAAGGAACTTTCAGAGACGAAGGAGTATCGTGATGTATCTGTCATGAGCTGGTTTAGAGGTTAGTCGCTATAGTAATGTATGTTTAAACAGTGGTGCAAATCCCAAAATTTTTCAAACGCTAACAATTTATCACATGTGCTCTTGGATGGGGGTAAACTCTCCGTACCATTTGATAAATTGAACGATTTTTATGAAAAGTATGTTGAGGCTGTCAAGTCAGGTGAGAAGTTGTATGTCGTAGAGCAAAAGACTGAGACGTATAATTTTTTCGTTGACATTGACTACAAGAGTAAGGATCCTCTTGGGATTGATGACATTAAGGATATTTCTATGATTATTTGTGATGAAGTCAAGAAGCATAGTCAAGAGGAATGTCTCATTTCTATAGCCCTACCCAAAGTGTGTGGATCTCTCATGAAAACTGGTGTACATATGAATTGGTCGGGTTTGGTAGTTGACCAGATGACAGCTATTGCTTTGAGGGAACATATTTTAGTGGCTCTCACAACCAAAAGACCTGGTCAAAATTGGGGTGAAATCATAGATTCATCAGTCTATGGGAGTGCAGTTCGTAAGACTAGGGGGAGTGGTTTTAGGATGCCTTGGTCTTTCAAAAAAGCCAAACATGATGCATGTGGTGGCCAAGGTTGTGATGGTTGTACATCAGGTAAAATTGATCAGGTTGAGTACCTACCCCTATTTATTTACACTAAACAACCTTTTAGTACTCTCATGAGAATTGACCAAGAACCCACTGTCAAGATTCTCAAGATGTCAGCAGTCAGGACAGATGCTCCGGAAAGTGTTAAGGTTGAGCCACCCTCAGTGGGTGTAGTAAAAGAGGGATCCTTCTCAAATGACCAAACCAAAGATGAAATATATGACCAGGAATTGAAGAATATGGTTGAGACATTCATTCGCAAAAATATGGATGGTCAAAGAGATGCATACATAACTAAAGTATTCAAGCATAGAGATACATTCCTAGTGTCAACTACTTCAAAATATTGTGAAAATTTGAAGCGGAGTCATAATTCTAATCATGTGTGGTTCATTATTAGTGGTAAGATGATTTTACAAAAATGTTTTTGTCGTTGTGAAACCATCCAAGGGAGGCGAGATGGGTTCTGTAAGGATTTTTGCGGTAGGCAGCATGAACTCAGTAAAAACATAATAGATAAACTCTATCCAAACATGAGTGTCGTCAGCAAGTGTCCAAAAATCAAAAAAATTGTAGAAAAACCTATTGTGAAACAAAATAATGTGACACCACTCCTAGAGAAATTCATAAACACTGCATTCACGAGGGTCCAAGGTGATACTAGGGTCGTCAGTGTAACCAAAGACAAGAAGGATTTTATAGTACTCACCACTTCTCAATACTGTGAAACTATACATAATGACCATGAGGGTAAAGCGATGTCATATATAATCAACAAAGATTGGATCATTACTCAAAAATGTCCAGTGTGCTCAAAAAATACATCTAGAAAGCATAAGCTCACCCCAAATGTGTTAAATGTATTAAAACAATAGTATTACATACATATATAATGACCTCTGTAGTCACACGATCTGGTAGACAGATAAAGAAACCCCAACTCTTTGAACCAGTTGAGGATGTTGTAGATGATTGGGGTGATGATGAACATGATTCAGACTTTGATTCGGACATAGAGACTGAAAATGAATATCAGTCGGATGATGAGAGTGAGGAGGATGATGACGAGGATGCGGATGAAAACGGTAATCTTAAGGATTTCGTGGTGGACAGTGAGAGTGAAAGTGAGTCAGAAGACGCTTAAAAAAATGAGCTTTAATATTAGAAAATGGAAACTGATATAGGCAATCCTATTGATTATAATCCTAATATGAACGATGAAAATAATAAGATTGAAGAGGAAACAGAGCAGCAGCATCAGCAGCCATATTATTTTCATCCATCTGAAATGAATTACCCACCCCAACCCCTAATTCAGGAAAAGCCTGATTTTTTTGCAAATATTGAAAAATCCACTTGGATCATAGCATTTGCTGTTTTTCTTCTAGGCTTTTTTATGGGGAAAACCATGCAACCAGTTATTCTCAGGTACACTTGAGTACGCTACAAAAGTACCTATATCCCCATATTTGGGGGGTATAAAATTATCAACAAAGGGACCTCTATATGTATCATCAATAAATCCAGTCGTCGTAGAAGGCTCATCAACTGTTTTGTTTTTTAAATTGTATTTTGGTTTAAAAAACAAAATAAAGAAGGTACCAACCAATAAAATGGTTAAAATAGTCTTAATCATTTTTGTTTATTGTATATAAATATTATTTATGTGGAAGTGACCTCTGGCTCGCCCTCATCACCCTCCTCAAGGTTTCCAAGTTTACCTTGAGCCTCCTCAGCCTGTTCACGCATCTTGCGACGCTCCTCAATTTCGGTGGCAACGATGGTATCAGCCTCCTTGACGAGTTCTTCCATTTGGGCATCGGGCTTCTCCTTCTTGAGACGCTCTAGAACCTCAGCGGGGTGGGGAATTGGGGGTTCGTCAGGCTTGGTGTAGAATTTGGAATTCTCATCACCAGGTGTATATTGAACCTTGGTCTCAGACATAGCCTGCTTACGCTCCTGGAACATACGAGCAGCTTGGGACTGATTCTCTTTGTACCCAACCATGATCTCCTCAAGCTTTTCATTGGAATAATGTACATCCTCAATCTTGGTGGGATCTGGGGGAATGAGAAGCCATTTGAACATATCTACGACATAGATATCAAATGTGGGATCCTCCTTCTGAAGACGCTTAGCGTGGTTGGCAGCCTCATCACGAGTGGCAAAAGCACCACGAATCTTGATGCCAAACTTATCAGTCTTTTGGGGTTGGTCAGGACCAACGATGGAGAGGCAAGCGAAAACCTGACCAGGTACAGTTGTGTAATCCGATTCAAGAGACATTATATGTATAGTAAGATTCAAAACTTTAAGCCAACTTAAAAAGTAGATCATTTTACTATGTATATGCACGAATATTGGGATAAACAGCCAGTTCCCAAAGTTGATACAAAACCGGGTGAAATTGAGGAGAGTAGGGAAATTTCTAAAAAAATAACAAAGCTTCCAGAAGGTTTTGTATGGTCTTCTTGTTCCATCAAAGAGGTTCATTCTTTCCTTGGAGAGCACTACATAGGCAATGAAACATTTAGACTTGTGTATACTCTAGAGTCTCTCAAATGGATCATAGATGATAGCATCGCGATTCGTAAAGGGGGTGAATTAGTGGGCTACATATCAAGTGCCCCAATACATATGAGAATTGAGGAAGATATTAAGAAGATGGTTGAAATTAATCTACTCTGTGTGCACAAGTCGTATAGAACCATTGGTCTAGCACCACTTTTAATCACAGAAATTAAGAGACGTGCGAATAAGAAGGATATTTGGCAGGCTGTGTATACCGCACATACTCTCATTCCCACACCCATTTTGAAATCTGAATATTGGCACAGGCTCCTAGATGTCAAGCGACTTGTGAATGTTGGGTTTCACCAAACGAATCGTTTGAGGGATAAATTTCTAAAAGTGAGGGGTCCTTGTAAATTTCAATGGCGTAAGATGACTCCAAATGATATTCCCAAAGTTTGTAGGATTCTCCAAGATTACACTAGGGAGTATAAGATTGCCCCAGTCATAGATGAGGATTATGTCAAGAGATGGGTATTACCTATTCAATCCTATGTTGATGACAATAGTGATAATTTTATTTCATTCTATGACATCCCATATACCAAAGTGGATCAAACAGATACTGTGAGACAGGCATACCGATTTTATCTCATTGGTGATGTGTACAATGATGCATTCCTTTTGGCTAAGAATTTGGGATATGATGTTTTTAATACTCTAGATGTAGGTGTGGATACCAAACATTTGGAGAATATGAAATTCCTAAAAGGAAACGGGTACATACATTATTATCTTTTCAATTGGGCCCTAAGTGGTGGTGTAGATTCTAAAGATGTTCAACTTATTTTACCATAAAGAATTCAAACTATTTTAACATATGGAAGAGATTCGTAGAAATCATAATGAGGCCAAGAGAAATTTGATTAAATCTATTTCCCAAAAGGGTCAACACATTCTTGATGTGGGTTGTGGTTTCGGTGGGGATCTTCAAAAATGGCATAAGTGTGGGGTAAATATCAACATGTGTGACCCCGATCCACAGGCCCTAGAAGAGGCCAAGTTACGTGCAAAAAATATGCGCACGCGTGTAAACTTTTATGAGGGTGATATTCACAATTGTCCAAATAGAAAATTTGATGTGGTGTGTTTTAATTTTTCACTTCATTATATTTTTAAGAGTAGGGAATTATTTTTCAGTTCTATTCATGAAATTAGAAAAAGAATCAAATCTGGTGGGCATCTCATTGGTATAATACCAGATTCTGAAAAAATTATATTTAAAACCCCACTCATAGATGATATGGGAAACTTTTTCAAAATGAAGGACTATGGGAATGGGGGATTTGGTGAAAAGTTGTTTGTTCATTTAGAGGGTACTCCCTACTACGCAGATGGTCCTAGGGCTGAACCAGTGGCGTACAAGGATTTATTAGTGACACATTTAGAAGAACTGGGTTTTAGTCTACAACTTTGGGAGGGGTTGGGTGGAAATCCAATCTCAGAGTTGTATAGTAAATTTATATTTATATATAAGAGATGATCCTATTAGTTATATTACTCATAATAAATTTTATAATCCTCTACAAGACTACTGAACCACGAGAGCTCATAGAAGTCAAAGAGAAGTATCGTATTCTCAGGGAGCATATTCATGAAACTGATAATCCCAAGTTTAAGGTGCTCACTAGGGTTGTACCAATCACTGGTATGAAGAAAATGAGGGATTCGGTTGGCTCCAACACCAACAAGGGTGACGAGATTATTATATGCCTAGATGGGAAAGTGAATGAAATTTTCCATGTTCTCATTCATGAACTTGCCCACAGTACTGTGAAGGAGTACTCACATTCAGATGAATTTTGGAACAACTACATAGAACTCCGAAACTTGGCTATAGATTTGGGTATATACGAAAGAATTCCAAAGAAGACCAAGTTTTGTGGCCAGCACGTTCAGGATAAATAATCTATGTTTACATTATAAAATGAAGACCCCAATAAGTATTGTTTTAATGGCAATATTTTCATGGATAGTTGTCTATGCTATAACCATGGTGCCACAAATAGCTACAAACTATTATTTTAACCTCTTATGGACAACCCTAGTGATTCCCAATCTTTTGCGTTTCATAATTGGAAGTGTACCACGACTCGCAGTTGATCGTATATTCTTCATGACGACCAGTCTCATCGCTCTGATTATCGTGTACTTGATTAACTTAATTTCTAAAGAGACTAGGGATGCTATGGCTGATTACAAAGAGACCAAAAACAAGAAACTTAAGTTGAGTGCCTTGTTAGTGGGAGCTTTCACAGCTGGTGCATTAATAACATACGGTGCTGGAATTGATAATTCTATTTATAGTAATATGGGTTGGGAAACTGCGGTTTAAGGCTTCACGACGTAATCCTTGATGAAGTAAAAGGCGATGGCAGCGACTACACCAGTGGATGCGAGACCGATCATACTCCTACCACCTTGGTCGTTGAGGAACTTGGGGATAGAAGTGGCGAGACGGTCCTGGACTGGCTTGCTCACAGCTAGGGAGGTACAGGCCCCAGCGATGAGGGCAATGAGCTGATCGTCAGTAAGATTGAGGGGATTCTTACTGGCGGGCTTCACAGCCTGGGCTTGCTGACCCGCGTAGGCACCTTGGGCTTGGGGAGCGGTCATTTGGGGCATCATTCCTTGCATCCTGGGCTCTTCACCCATCATTGGGGGTTCCATCATGATATCGTTAATGGGAGTAGAATCCATCGTCTCTTTACTTTCCCTCATATTTTTTTCGGGCTGATTTTTCATAAAAGACGTGGATGGTTTATCGTGTAGAGGAACCATCCCCTCTCCATCATCTGATAGATTCATGGTGTTGACTTGGTCTGTAGCCATTTAATATAGTCATATGTTTTTGAAAAAAGTAGAGAACGCAGTTATTTCTTCTTGGTTATGGTGAGGGAGGTTTTCTTTGTCACCTTTTTGGCGTCACCCTCTTTCTGTTCAAAGTGTTTGGGGTTGTACATCTTCTTGTGAAGACTCCAAAGTTCTGGACCCCCAACCCTAAAGTTCTTCCTGACTGTGGCTTTGTACCAAAATATACAATCCTGTATCTTGTTGGATTTTACAGTATTATCCAACACGAGACATTCATAGTTTTCTGTACACGCATCCATCACCTTACAAAACATATCAAAACTGGGAAAGATTCCAAAAAAGGATTTATACAGTTTCTCTCTATTCTGAATAATGTTTTCCCTGAGTATAAATACATAATCCACATTTGCTCGTAGTGCTGGTGGTAAGTCCATGACATATTGCATCGTCAACATGAAGAAAATCTTCCAGTGCCTACCATTCATGAAACACTGTCTAATACAAGTGTCTTTTAGGAATTTTGAATCGTACATACAATCATCTAAAAGCATGAATGCCCCACAATTTGTTTTACCCGCACCCACCAATTTTCTCTGACGCGCCATCACCCTCTCCATCGCTTCCCTGTCATAATCACCGTAGATGAAGAGGTCTGGTATAAAATCTGAATAAAAATGGTTTCCCTCCTCAGTTCCAGAGAGTACAATACCAGCTGGTAAATGCTTCTTGTGGAACATTATATCCTTCACGAGAGTTGATTTACCAGTATTACGCTTACCTATAAAAACACATACCCTATCGTCTGTTATCGTTTCGGGTTTGAATTTCCTCAATTGAAGATTCATTCTGATATAGTGTCTCGTTTTATTTAACAAAATTTTACTCATATACTGTAGGAATGGCTGGTCGTCTAAAACTTGCCGCCACTGGAGTCCAAGATACTTGGCTCACAGGTGAACCACAATTTTCGTATTTCCTGATGAATTTCAAGAGACACTCTAAATTTTCATTCGACTACGTGGAGTGTCAATTTAATGGCACCATAGATTTTGGAGAAATTATAACTTGTAGAATTCCAGGTGATAAGGGGGACCTCATAAAGAATTTTACACTCAAAGTGACTCTAGATGATCCAGGTCCTGATACATTTGCCCAAAATGATGTGTATTGGGTGAGATCTATTGGATCCCACTTAATTGAATACGCCGAGTTACTCATTGGTGGTCAACCCATTGAGAGGATCACAGGAGAATATATTTATATGCACCAACAACTTTATAATACAGATGATGATGTGGAACAAACACTCTACTTTCTCAATGGTCATGGAGCCCAAGTGTTGAGCTATTCGGGTGAGTACACCTATTTTATTGATTTGCCATTTTACTTTTATAGAAATCCAGCCCTAGCTATCCCAACTTGTGCCCTCACTAAACAAATCGTTGAGGTGAGAATAAAAACACGCCCCATCTCCCAACTTATTGATGGTGGTAGTCTACCCGGGGATACTGGAACCATCAAGAATATTTCTATAGACACTGAATTTGTTTACGTCACACCCGAAGAGACTGCATATCTCATGTCTCAACCCCTAGATTATGTGATTACCCAAGTACAAATGTCCAAATTCAAACTGAAACCCGGGGAAACAAAGAAATCAGTCATGCTCAATTTTACACACCCTGTGAGGGAACTTTTATTTGTATCTCAACCAGAAAAGGAAATTACTCTATATAATGGTTCTATCAAATTCAATCCCATCCTAAATGCTGAACTTCGTTTTAATAATGAAGTTGTATTCAATAGGGATGCCAAGTTTCTAATGTATGAACAAGCTTTTAAATACCACGTCAACACGCCATCATCTGAATTATTTGTGGATGATGGTGCAAATAATGCATCATCTAAATTTGGAATGTATTCATTTGGTCTCAACCCCGAGGTACCCTACCCAACTGGTCAAGTAAATATGAGTCGTATAATTCACAAACTTTTTACAATTGAGATAGATCCTATAGATTCTGAAGATTACAATACTGTACATATATATGCCATCAACTATAATGTACTAAGAATTCAAAGTGGTTTGGCTGGATTAAAATTTTAGATTGATATAGTAGTAATGGCTGGTCAAGTCCAACTTTTGACTTCTGGACCCCAAGAGAGGTTCTTTACAATAAATCCAGACTATAGTTATTTTA